TATAAAAATCATTGAAACAAAAGTAAATTATATAAATCTTCTCTCAAAAACATTTATATATTTACTTTTGAGAGAAAAAAGAATAGTTGAAACAATAATATACTTTATCTATAAAAATCATTGAAACAAAAGTAAATTATATAAATCTTCTCTCAAAAACATTTATATATTTACTTTTGAGAGAAAAAAAACTGTCACTTACTACGTTGAAAGCGGAAGTGTGATCATTAAAGTAAAAAAATATCACGGAACTATAAAATACGTTGAATACGGCTTTGGGATAATACGGCTTTGGGATAATACGGCTTTGGGATAATACGGCTTTGGGATAATACGGCTTTGGGATAATACGGCTTTGGGATAATACGGCTACTCTGATATAATAAGTTTCTTCTTACCTTTGGTTGCCTTTTCATTACTTTTGGTTATTTTTTCATTACTTTGTGAATCTGCGTTCAGTATAATTTTTTTATTTAATTTTATTATTTTTGGTTTATTTTTTAAAACTTCGTCTACTCCAATTTTTACTGCTTGTTTTGTTTCAACATTATCGATTTCTTCTGCTATATCACTAATATCTATTTGAACTTTACTTTCATCAACAACTCTAAACTTTTTATAAACAAAATATCTGTTCAAAAACGATATAGTCTTCTCTGAAGCAGTCATATTAGTCGCCTGTCCGTAATCATTACTCAATCTATTATTACTTTTAATTTTATTAATCATATTTAAATATAATTCACTAAATAAACCGCTACCTTCAGGTAAACCCATATTATTAGCCTCACTCTTGTCAATCAATTTAAAACCATAATTTTCCATAACACGATTCAAATATTCAAAATTTATTAGATATTCCGTAATTAATTGATTAATTGATTCTTGATATACATCAATTCTATATCCTAAGGAACTTGCATCATCATCAAATGTATTTGAATTATATCCTTTTACAATTTCCCATATTTTCTTATCATCTTCTACAATCTGAATACTTTCTCCTGTATTTTTTTTCTTTAATAGTTCAAATATCAATTTACCATCATATGCGGTTCCAATAAAATATCCTCCCAGTTTTGTACATTCTGATAAATTTCTTAAGAAACCTTGCAATGAATCGGGATTTTTTAATAGATAATGTAAAGCAAATTGGCAAGATGAAATATTGAATCCTTCTAGTCCTTTACCATATTGTCTTGATACGCCTTTACCAATTTTATTCTCATCATTTACTCCAGTGCCAAATACAGCTTTAGTAGTTTGAATAGCCTTATCATTTAACATTGCACTTCCATTTCTTATATTTAAAGCACTATTACCATTTACAAATAAAGCATGTGGCATATTTTTATAATCTTTACGAAAATTCAAATATCTTGCACAAGCTCCATCAAGACGATTTTCTAGATTGTCTTCTGATATATCAATACCAAACACAAATGAAAGATTAGAGTTAATCCATTTAGGAAAATCTCCACCTTTACCGCATGCGTAATCAATTAAGGTATCACCCCTTTTACTAACACTTGAAATAAGCAATTTTTTAACATATAAATTGTGAAAATTCTTCAATCCTTCAGTTTTGAAACTCGCTGATGAAGTTTTATTATAATAAATACCATCAGCTACACTCAAATCTTGAATATTTGCACCAGTACGTATCATATCTTCAGTAATTGGGTTATGAATTGACTTCCAATTACTATTAGCAACATAATAAGCATTACCATAATTTCGCTGACCTTGTTTATAAGCAGCCGTTTTATCATATCTTACACGTAATGGAACCCACCTCCATCCTTTTTCATGTTCAAAATTGTAACTAAATTCAACAATAGTGTCATTCAAAAATACTTCGTTTTCTTCCGTAAACATCTGTTTCACATTATTATCATCACCTCTTAACATTATTTTACAAATTCCAGCAGTAGGATCATATGGACTTGTTGGATAAAATTGTTCTGGTGCAATATCATTTCTATCTAATGAATCTGAATTTTTATATTTTGGTAAATTATCATCTATAACGTCTTGACAAGGATTTATATATCCATCTCTCTTAATACTAAAAGAACAGTTCAGTTGTATTGTTTTATATTCTTGTAATTGAGTATTTAACATTGAATTAATACCATTTTCAAATATTGGACTGACTACATCTTCGCCAGAGGGTGATTTTATTGTTTTTACAAGGAAATCTATTGTATTATATTTAGGCGGCTTCCACTTAAATGAATACACCCAAGGTTTATTACTTAATGGACCTGCTTCTCCTATTTTCTCCGAACCAACACCAAAATAAGCATGTGTAAATATTAATCCATCGGTTTCATATTCAAATAAATTATTGTTTATTTTACCTATAATGTCATTACATGCACTAAATATATTAGAATTTACAACATTTTCCGGGTAGAATTGTTTAGTATTAACTGTTATCGGTGTTTTCATTATATTTTTATCAACTGATGACAAATTCAATCCTGCAATTAATTTTTTTAATAACCAATATCTGGATTTATTTCCTGTAGTATATGGCATGAATGTTAAACTTCTTAAGTCTTGTTTGTTTAAATAGTATATGTCAAATGCCATATATAAATTTATGAATTTTCCGGTTTTATCTTGTAAAACAAGCTCACCATCAATCAACGAATTATATAATTCTTTATTTGGTGTTTCTGCACCAGTAAATATTATGTTAATATTTGTATTTATCAAATAAACTTTACCGATATTGTTTATATACATCAAATGCCTATCACCGTCTGCCTTCTCCGTTACCACAAAATTGTTTCTTATATTTGGAACATTTGAATTTTCATCAATATTTGACACATTTTGCATTTGTAGAGTATAAGAACTCGGACCAACAAACATAGGTCTTTTGTAAGTATTATTTTTATATATAAGCTCCGAATATGATTGGGATACTTGACGTTGTTCTGGATATGATACTGGATAATCAGTTCCTTGTAATCCACTTAATATAAACTTTATTACTTTTCTGAACGGGGTTAAAATATTTTCATAATTATCAAATACTCTTTTAGATTGAACCATACTATTATCCACTTCTATCTCAATTTCATATTTTTCTGGTTTTCCAAAAATACCTGATTCCTCTGTTGTATAATATTTCATCGGATTACCTTCTGAATCCAAATCACTTTGTTTCAATATACTAATATCAACTTTAAAAGGATAATCTTTATGAACAAATGTAACACGATTTATATATCTAAACGTTTTTTTTGATTTAAGCCAATTTATCATGATAATTTTTTTGGATTGTGGATTTGTATCCTCATTATTAAGTGTTACTCTAAAATTGAAATCATCAAAATTTACAGGATAAACTCTAACATCATCATTAAACACCGGATCTTTTTTAGTAAAAACTACATTATTAACCCCTTCTTTAATTGTTTCATTAATGTTATTTGTCTTACAATAATTTTGTATTGAATGTAACCCACTAATCTCTGTTCTTATATTCGATAATCTAAAATTACCAGTTGCTCTATCAATAAATTCATTATTTATACTTAATCTATAAACGCCATTTTCGTCCATACAATCAAAACCAAACGATTTTAATTTTTTAATAACATTATCATAATCATTTTTCGTCAATGGTTTTATTCCTCTTGTACCAAATTTTGCTTCTAATTCTATATTTTTATTTGTAAATTTATTTTTTAAATTACTTAAATATAATTTCACAATATTTTCAAATTGTTTTTGTTTATCATTTTTACTCGATTTGTCTACTTTATTTTCTACTTCAACAACATCATTATCAGTTTCGTCTACAAAAATATCTTCATTTATTATTCCTTTATCGAGAAAAATATCTTCATTTATTATTTCTTTATCGAGTAAAATATCTCTATCTATTGATTTATCAATATTAGTTGGATTCATTTATTATATACTATAAATACATATTTTTAAATTGTTCTTCAATTTTTTTTAAAAATATTTAATTAAACTTTCGTACAAATCTTTTTTACATTTGTGTTTACCAGTATCAATATTATTTATTTCAATTGATAATTTGTTACAAAAATCAATTAATTCTTTTATCGTATATGAAGTAATAGCTTTCAATGGTTTATCAATATTAAAAATTTGAAATAAATTTGTTTTTGATATTTCTGCCTTTTCTTTAATAATTACTTGATATCCGTATTTTAAAGGATTATCAAAACGTGTAATCATATAAATTTTATCACTATCATTCATTAGTAATTCATAATATGTATTTTTATAAATATATAATATATTTAGATTCTCAAAAACACATAATGAAAAAAATGTCTTTATATCCAATCTTTCTTCATTTGCGAGTTGATTTTCTATATGTGTAATAGATGCAAATTTATAAGTTTTTATTAATTGTTTCTCTTTTCGTATTTTTTCAACATATTCTATTTTAATTTTTTTTTCAATTATTATATTTATATTATTCAATAACTCGTATTCTATATCACCATTTTTTATAATATAAAAACACCAAAATAATGTGTCTTTATGTTTAGGTATATAAATATCAGGTGGTATATACTTTTTAATTTGTGATCTCACACTTACGGATTTTTTTGTTAATATTCTAAAATTATATGTATTTTCTAATTTGTTAAACATATATTCTTGTAATTCATTTAGTATATCTATATTATCATCCGATTTGTTCATTATATATTTTTACGTTTAATCTTTATTATCTTTTGTAAAATATATATTCTTAAAATCCTCTTTTTGTTTCTCAATTTCGTTTAAATTCAATTCTTGTGTATTAACATAATTAATATAATCATTTAATTCATTTATAATTTCAGTATTCAAATCTGTTAAATTAATATGAATGCCATATTTATTTTCGTTCAGTGTAACACAACCATTATTTTTAAAAATTCGTAAAACCTCTATTTGATTAAATTTATTCATAATTTCAATTTTCTCTCTTATAGAATTTAATTCATTGACAGTAAAATTAGAAGTAGATAATTCCATGATTTATTATATTATTTTGTTAAGATATTTCTATATCATTTATCTAATAATTTATTCTAAAATCAACTTTTGTGGTTTTACATAAATTTGTTTTGGTTTTACTAATTCACCGATAACAGATACAAATTTATCATTTAACTCAAATCTTTGACCTATTACTCTGGTATTAAACTTGTCGCCTTCTTGTATTGCAGTAAATTGTTGATTGCCAAATTGGTGGTCTCTTGCTATAAAAACTACGACTGGCGACGGGAAAATATCTGCACTTTCGGCTCTTATACCTGCTTTTGTAATATTTTTTGCGATACACGAGATTAATGATCCTTCAACAGGATAACAAACCTCGCATTCAAATACTACTTCAAATGAAATATTTGACCCTCTAACAATTAATCCACTTGAATGTGTTATAATTTTAATAGAATCTTGTTTTACATAACCTTCAACAATACATTTATTTTCAAAATTAAAAACAACTGTATTTTCAATAACTTCTCTGATATTTTTACTAATAGAAGTAATTGGTAATACTATATTTCTTGTAATTAAACATCTGGAATATATACTTTGTATTTTGTTATCCTTTTTATTTATTTTTCTATTTCCGTGTTTTTCCATGTTATAATTTATATACATATTTTATTTTCAATTAATTATTTCAATTTTATTATTCACAATTCCGCTTTCAAATTCTTTTCAATGTCTTACTATTTTGAAAAGATTGTGAAAAGGGTCGGAACATGAGAGAGGGGGGGAGGAGGGCTTTCCACTTCGCAAAGGAAGCGTTGGCTTTCCACTTCTCAAAGGAAGCGTTGGCTTTCCACTTTGCAAAGGAAGAGTTGGCTTTCCACTTCACAAAGGAAGCGTTGGCTTTCCACTTCACAAAGGAAGCGTTGGCTTTCCATTTTAGGTGTAGTAGGAATCTCTGCAAAAAAGTTAGAGTTCCAGGATAATTAAAAATTATTATATAGAGCTGTTTCTGGTGTTAAAAACCAAATCAAATTATTTCTTTTAATTTTATTAAAATATCTTAATATTATTTCCTGTAAAACACATAATTCTATTTGACCGACTGCTTCTTTACCAATATTTGAACCCCTTACTTTAATTACTTTTGTATTTTCTTTTGTGAACCTATTTTCTTGTTCTACAATTTTATTTAATAATTCTAATGTTTTTATTTTACCTGATTCATCACACCTTGCACCAGTATTTCGTTTAGAAAATAAATCTTTTGTCTTGAAAATCAAATATTTATTACCTTTCTCATATCCAACAAAACCTATTATATTATTGAAATCTTTTTCTAAAATCAAACTAAATCCATTCTCTTCGTTTATCTCTCTTTCATCTTCCGGCTCTGCTTCGATCCATTTACCATCATTTAATATCATGATTTGTTTTTTATTCAATTTATAAAGAAGAATAGCTTGTAGTTTTTTTACAATAATAATATTTCTCTCAAAATATTCTTTAGCCAACGATTCAAATGTATTATTTGATATAGTTTTTAAAGAATATAAATAATTTAATACAACTATTTTTTCATCAAATAACAAATTATCCAATATATGATCTACAGTAAAACCGAGTAAAAAGTCTTTTATTTTGTATTCCGGTTTTTCTTCGCTTATATCCTTTATAATTTTTATGTCATAATAATCAAGAGACATTTTTTTCACAACAACTCCATAATGTTTATACCAATTGTCATCACCTCTTTCAACTTTACCTATTCTCGAATATTCGATTACAAGATCATAATTAACTTTCAAATCATTAATTATTCTTTTACCATATACATCAATAATATCTTCTTTTATATTATCATCTTCTTTGATTTCTAAAATATTTGGTTTTATTTCCATTTTTATCATATTATGTTTATAATCAATTGGTACAGACCTATCAAAAATTGATATATTCTTATCTGACAACTCGCTTGGCTGAAATAAATAATATTCACCAATATTAACCAAATTACCTGTTCTACCATACTTATCTAATATATATTCACTGTTATCGTCAATTAATTGCGACAAAGCATAATATATTTGAATTATTGGGTAATCCTTTTGGATACGTATTAAATCAATTAAAACACTTTTTTTGTAAAAGAACCCTTCTCTCATAATCATTCTAATTCTTTGTATTATTTTTTCCGAATTATTGCTACTGAAACTTTCGTTATATGTGTCTTCATTAACATTTATTTTTTTATTTGGTCTACATGAATAATAACATTCCGACATGTAATCACACGCTGATGAGAATGCTTCATCGCCAATTTTAAAGTTGTTAATTGTCAATCCTGTTGATAATTGTTGTGTAATATCTACTATATTTTTCATTTGTTCCTGATTAAAATTGGTTTGTTCGTGATTAATAATACAATCAACAGCACTTTCTTTCAAAACTCTACTAACTTTACCGATTTGAACTGCTTTAAATTCAGCAATACGATATACATATAAATCTGCTGCTTCTTCTTTGTTTTCTTCTAATATTGTTCCATACATGAATATCTGCACATTTCGTTTTTCAAATTTTAAATCTTTATGACTTAAACTACGCACAGCTCTTCCTATAATTTGTTCAATACGATTCATATTATACCAAGGCTCAAGAATATGGACTTGACGAATAAACTTCAAATCAATACCTTCTGAACCTGCTTTTGATATCAGTATCACTTTTACTCTATGACCATCTTTATTATCTTCGTTTGTCAAACCTTTTATTTCATATTCATTATCTGGCGATAATCTTGGGTCACCGGTTATCATTGAATAACGAGCGGGTATAAATTTTTTATCTACAGTATTAGGCTTCATTGTTCTAACATCAATAACATCAGTAGGTTTATTTTTAAACAAAGGTTTAGATTTTTCTCCGTACCTGGTAAATCCCATTTCTTCTAACGCAAGAGCAACTGGGATCAAACCGCTATCAATATATTGTGAATAAATCAATATTATTCCATCAGATAACATTCCTGTTTCAGGATTATAAATATTATCCAAAATATTTTTAATTTTAGAACTATATTTGCTAATAACATTACGAGAGAAAATCTTTCCATATTTCTCAATTATTGATTGTTTATACTCATACTCACCTTTTTCTGGAGGCGTTTTTGTATCAACAAATGTCATCATTCTCTCCAATCCTTTTCTACCTGTTAATTCACGAGGATCAATATATTCAATATTATCAGTAGCACCACCGTTTATTGATGAATCTTCGGTAATTTCTTCTATATCCAAATTTGTATCATTAATAGGGCTTGGTTTTTTTTCTAAAACTTCAGAATAAACTTCTTTTGGAATTTTTTTAATAATATTTTTTAAACTTTCCGAAGGATACGAAATGATTAAACTTTCTAATGGAATTTGTAATAGTGTATAACCAAACGACTCCATATTTTCAAAATTAGGCATCTCTCTTACTACACCTTTTTTAGTTGAGATATTAAAATTTTTGTTTCTCAAATTATGAATTATATATCTATAACTACATGCTTGACATTCACCACAATCATCACAGCCACCAATTGTTGTTAAATACAAACTCAATATAGGATTATCATATTCTTTTTTTATTTTTTTACGATTCATCTGGTAAATAGGATATTTCATAAATGGAAAAGTATGTTCTGTTGCAAATTGTTTTGGATAAACTCTATATGGGAACGTGTAAGGATTTTCGCCGCGAACAAAACTGACATAACCAGTTGCTTTTCTAATTAATAATTCCTCACCACCGCTCTTAAAATTACCATCTTTATCAAATATATCTTTCGTCTCAAGAATAGCACGTCTATCATTTATATTCATTAGATTTAACAACCATATTATCTCTTTATAACTATTATATATTGGTGTAGCCGATAAAAGTAACAATCTCATATTTTCTACCGCTTTTACAAGTATCTCTAAATTAATAGCCACTTTCTTGTTATCGTTTTCGTCTGTAATACGAATATTATGAACTTCATCAATTACTATCAATCTATTATCAAACTCATTTCGTAGTCTGTTTATTGCTTGTTTATTTAATGTAAAACTTTCGTTTTTTGTTTTAGATTTATTTTTTGTTTCATTTTTTTTTACATCTTGATTATAATTAATTGTATTTATGATATAATTCGCAAATTGTCCATATCCTAAAAAAACATAAGAATTATTTATTAATGTTTTAATTTGACTTACAACTTTATCACGCGGAATACCTTTCATATTCATTGGATTAATTTCTTTTATTAATTTATTACCAATACAGGCTTGAATATTCCATAATCCATCTATTAATTTCAACTTTCTATCGTCAAATAATTGTAGTCTAAAATTATCTTGAACGTTTTCTGATGCCACAATAATAATTCTCCTTGTCAAACCTACTTGTTTCAAATAATCACGCATTTCTTCACATACCCCAATCGCAGAACATGTTTTACCGCTACCAAGACCATGATATAATAATAAACTATTGTATGGTGTTTGAAAAGATAAAAAATTCTTGACAAATACTTGATGTGGTGACAATTCAAATTCAGCTTTTGCTAAACTATCAGCATATTCTTTAACATTTGTATGAATAGTTCCATCGTATTTGTTATCATTAAATTCTTTTTTATCTGCTATTTTCAAGTTGAAATTTTTATCATTTAAATTAGGATATAAAAATGTAATATTATCATCTTCTAAACATTCACTCTCAACAAATTCTTTTTTCAATAAAAATTTATTACATTTTTTTGAATATATTTTTACATTACAATTTGAATCATTATATTCACTTTCCAAATTATCTTGACCTGAAGAACATTTTGGCAAATCACCATTTCCTTGTACTAAATCAATATCAGTGTCTATTTTATTCTCATTATCAGGCATAATACTATATATTATGAATATAATCTATATTCTTGTAACACATTATTAATATATTAGCGAACCCTTCCTTCTTGCGAATACATGCGAGTGCAAAAAACTGGGGTTCTTCAACGTCTTTTCACTGTCTTACTGTCTTGAAAAGTTTTCGAAAAGGACTCGATGTATTATGAATATAACCTATATTCTTGTAACAAATTATTGACATTTGTAATTATTTTCTTTTTTTCTAAATTATATGGACGTATAGAATTCATACACTCATCATATGTTTTCCATTCCAATTTACTAACTTCGGTTCTCTGAAAATTTTCCAAGTTATTATTTAATTCATCAGAATTAGCCAAAAAATATTTGTGTTTATATGATTTGTGATTTGTACCAATAAATATCTCTTCAAATGGTAATATATTTTGTATTATACTAATCGATATTCTTGATATACCTGTTTCTTCTTCAAATTCTCTTAAAGCACAATCTAAATCTTTTTCATTAAAATTACGTCTGCCTTTTGGAAATTCCCATTCTGTTTCTTTCCAATTTGTTTTACTTTTTTTAACAATATCGCACAATAGACCTGCGTTATGTTCTAAACTTTTACATTTTTCATTCACTGACGATAATAATTTCCTTTCTATTTTTTTATCTGATTGAACAATATTACCATTCTTTAATAATTCAAATTTATTTGAAGACGCTGTTTCCTCGCTTCTATATTGTATACTTGACATTTCACCCCACATATTTTTCCATAAATCATTAAATGTATCGCTTAATAATCTATACTTCTCTCCAATTGACATTTCGTCTATTATAGATTGAATGTGTTCTATGTTGTTAGGTGAATACTTTCCACGCACAAAATCTATAAAACCAAAACTATCTTTACGACGCAACATTAAGAATTGGAGACCTATTGGACTTGACCTAAATAAAATTATACCATAACTTGTTATTGATAATTTGCATTGATGAAATTGATGACCTTGTTTACCACAATTATTACATAAACAATTATTTTTATTCATTATATTTTAATATCTAAATATGTTTATATCTATTTACAAAATCATCATTTTTTTATATCAAAGAATCTAAAATTATAATTCACATTTTAGTTTTCAAAATAGCCAGAAATTTGGCGGGAAAAATGGAAGGAAATTTGGCGGGAAAAATGGAAGGAAATTTGGCGGGAAATTGCGTATTTTTATACAGATTTAAATATTAAAATGATATAAGCAACAAAATATGACTAATCTTGACCCAAAAGTTTGGGGACCACACTATTGGTTTTTTTTGCATACTATTGCACTTACATATCCTTTGAGACCAAATGCTGTTATAAAAAAAAAATATTATGAGTTTATTATTAACTTACCTTTATTTTTACCTAATGAAAACATATCAAACGATTTTACTAAAATGTTAGATGAATATCCTGTGCAACCTTATTTAGATAGTCGTAAATCTTTTATAAGCTGGATTCATTTCATTCATAACAAAATTAATACAAAATTGGAAAAACCTCTTGTTTCATTAAATGAATTTTATTTAAAATATTATCACGAATATAAATCTGATCATGTTAAAAATGGTGAGTATTTTAAGATTAAACAACAAGCTATTTATATTTCTATTATATTAACAATTGTCTGTGTTATTTACTATTTATACGATAAGTAACAAAATATTCAACTATATAAAAATCTGTATTTTATAAAAAAAATATATTATATAAAATATATTATATTTATATAGAGATGAATGATTCAAAAATAGGAGGAAAAATTATAGGAAGCGGAGGCTTCGGTTGCGTTTTTAACCCTCCCCTACAATGTGCTTCCAAGACAAAATACCCCGTTAAAAATGTAGTATCTAAATTAATGATGAGAAAATACGCAATTGATGAATTTAGTACAATTAAAAATATTAAATATATTTTGAATACAATTGATAATTACACAAATTATTTCATACTTAAAGATATTGTTTTATGTCAACCAGCAAAAGTTAATAGTAAAACTTTTAATGATATAACTAAAAACTGTAGTACTATTTCAAGAAATAATAAAAATATGAAAAATAACAAGGAGTTTAATAAATCTTTAGGTAATTATTTGACATTAAGAATTCCTGACGGTGGAGAACGTTTAGAAACATATATAATTAATAATTACAATAATGTAAATTTTCCTAATATTAATAAAAAACTTATAAATCTATTGATAAATGGAATTATTCCTATGAATGAACGTAATGTTTATCATTGTGATATTAAAGACTCAAATATATTAGTAAATAAACAAAAAGAAAATATTGGTTTTACAAGATTAATTGATTGGGGACTTTCTACAGAATATATGCCTTTTGTAACTAGAATAATACCAGATGTTTGGATTAATAGACCATTGCAATTCAATGTTCCATTTTCTATAATTTTATTCACAGATAGATTCGATAAAATGTATTCCGATTTTTTCAAAAATGGGGGTGTTATTGAAGATAAAATAATTTTTAAAACATTTATTGTTAATTATCTTGATATTTGGATTAATGAACGTGGTTACGGACATATTGCATATATTTCCATTATTATGAAAATGGTTTATTACAATTCAATAAATATAACAGTTGCACTTAAAAATAAAGATGTATTAGATAAGTCTAAGGATATGTCTAAGGATAAGGATAGGTTAGATAAAAATGTTAACTATAATAATTTAGATGATAATTATTACCATGTCAAATTTAGAATAGTACAACATATATATGAAATACTTATATATTACACAAAAGATAATAAGTTTGAAACAACAAGATATATAGATGAAGTTTTTTCAAAAAATGTTGATATATGGGGTTTTATTACATCTTATTTACCTATTATTGAAATATTATATGAAAATTATGACAAATTATCATTGATTGATATTAAAATATACACACAAATAACAGAGATGTTTTTTAAATATCTATATATTCCTTCACAAATAAAACCAATAGATACTAAAGGATTAATTATTGAATTAAAAAATTTACAGGAATTATTAAATGAAAGAGTTGGTAATGAATCAGTTATAAGTAAACCATTATCAACAACATTCAATAGAACAAAAAGACCTAAAAGTTATAATATGCATAAATTTTATTCAAGAAATAATGTAAAAGATAGTACTATAACAGAAATTAAAAGTAAAAGTATAAGTAAAAGTAAAATTAAAAGTAAAAATAAAAGTAAAAGTAAAAGTAAAAGTAAAAGTAAAAGTAAAAGTAAAAATAAAAATAAAAGTAAAACAAGAAAGATAAAACAATAAAAATAAAAATAAAATATTTACAAATATATATAGAAATGATGGTTGATTTTAGCAAACTTTGCTCCCCAGCAAAATTATATTTCGGTCTTGTGGTTTTAAGTTCTCTTTTTGCACTAATGAATCGTATGCCTATTTTAGGAATATTTGTTAATTTAGTTATGGCTTTTATATGGACTTTTATATTGAATTATTTATGTAGTAAAGGGTTTAAGATTGTGTCATGGTTTTTGGTATTATTTCCGTTTATGGTAATAGCTCTTGGTTTTGTTGGTTTCATAAGATTAACAAAATCGCAAAAAGATATGTTATTAACAAAGGAACAACAAAAAATGATGTTATAACAAAACAAAAAAAACAATAACTATATATATATATTTTACTATATATATATAAAATGAGAATTGAGATAGCAATATTATTAGTAACAGGACTTTTAATTTATGATACATATCATGATGGAAAATATAGAAAATTGTTAATATCATTCAAGAAATATTATCAAATGGCATTTTTTGGTATATTGGGTATAGGAATTTATTTAATTTTGAAAAGAAATCCTACGCAAGGCAAACAAATATTGCATTATGCTAACAATGTTGTAAAATATATGCCTATAGATAAGTCAGCAATTGATATGATTACCCCTATATTTGACTTTACATCATCAGAACCAGAAAGGGGACAAAGTTTTATGGAATCATTAAATGATATAAATCCAATAAAATATGGTGGTTTAGAGAGAAAAATGATGAATACCGGAACTCGCAAAGATAGCGTTAAAAGGTCAGTTTCAGAAACCAAAAAGAAATTTGTAGCTTATAGTCAAGAATGGAAATGCGGTAAATGTAAATCTCAATTAGATCATACATTTGAAATAGATCATAAAATTAGACTTGAATATGGAGGAGGTAATGAAGTAAATAATTTAGTAGCTTTATGTCGTAATTGTCATGGTCATAAAACGGCATCAGAAAATATGTAAAATAAAAACATACCTTAAGGGAATGCGAATAATATAACAATATGAAGATATTTGCTATATTATTCACAGTGTTATATATATATATATATATAATGTCAAAACAAATTGAATATAATAAAAATAAATTATTGTTTGAACCGAATGATAATTTTAGTTCAACAAAAATAAACCCATTAATAGGGAAAATATTTGGATTGATTTCTGTATCTTTTGTCGTAATAATATTATATTTATTATTTTTCAATAAAACACCTGATAATAAAGAAATAAGTAACAAACAAAGTATAGAAATAACATCAAATGTTTTAATTTTGTTAATATTTATTGGAATAATATTTTCAATTATATATATACTTGTTCCAGATATAAAAAAAGTAAATGATTTATTTCCTACAATGAATAAGGTATTATTTGTGGTGGGTTATGTAATATTTTTGATATTATTTTTTAGGTTATTACCAAATGATTCATTAAATAAATACGCATACATAATAACTCCTCTAACAATTTTATTTGGAATCTATTTATTTGCGAATGCTTTGAAACCAAATAAAAATATAGATTTTAATGTTGCTTATGAACGTATAAAAATGGTGATTTTATTTTTATGTATGATTACTTTGAGTATTATTTATTATTCAATTGATCCAGGTGGATTTATAACAAAATATTTTGGTTATTATTCAATATTAACAATTTTGTTATCCGTCTTTGCATTTTTGTATTTGATAATACTATTGACATTACCAGACGAAAAAGTAAGTAAATCAGGTTCCTTAAATGTAGCAGGTAGTTTTTTAAAAAATTTCAGTAAATTTTCAGTATATGGTAGCATTTCTCTTATTTTATTTATAATATTATTAATAATAGGTATAACAAGATATCCAGGAGGTTTTTTGAACAATGTTAGCGTATCTACTGTAGTTATTATATTATCATTATTAACACTAATATTTTGGATTGGTGGGTTAATTTCAAACGCATTCAGCGGCAGTGGAGGTATAAATAAAGATATTTCTTTTTATAAAAAAGGATTATTGACTGTATTTGGTCTTACAATATCCGGCTTGTTAATAACTTGGCTTACATTAAATTTACAAAATCTATCTGGACAAACAAATACAATTAGTTTTATTTTGAATTTATTGCTGGTATTAGTTGTTTCAACACTAATATATAAAACTATAAACGTAGAAACACCTGTTGGAAACAAAAATAAAAACGCATTATTTACTTTATTATTAAATTTGATTTTATATATTCCTTGTTTATTCTCCGATTTAATAGATTTTTTTATAAATACATCATTCAGTTATATTATTTTATTGATTGTAGCATTTATATTAGTAATTTTGATTTATAAAATTCCATCAATAATGGATGTAATAGCATTACAAGGAGGAAAACTGTTAATAGATAATCCGTTATCAATAAGCACATTGAATTCAATTTCATCATATCAAGAATTAAACGGAACTGATGATTTTGATTATCAATATGGTTTGTCTTTTTGGGTATTTATAGATGCAATGCCTCCAAGTACAAATAGTTCGTATAACACATACACATCATTATTAAATTTTGGTAATAAGCCAAATATTATGTACAATGCAAGTAATAATACATTAATGATTACAATGGAAACCAAAAAAGATTCAATAGATAAAGATAAAGATGATAATGGTAATATAATTTTATATAAAAAATCGAATATAATGTTACAAAAATGGTTAAATATAATTATAAATTATAATGGTGGAACTTTAGATATATTTTTAAATAATGAATTAGTAAAATCAATAATTGAAGTAGTACCATATATGACATTGGATGACTTGACAACCGGTTCTGATAATGGTATAAAAGCAGGAATTTGTAATTTGGTTTATTTCAAAAAACCATTGACATCTACAAATATGTATTATTTATACAATATGGTTAAAGATAAAACACCACCAATAATAAATAAATCAAATAAAGTAATTATTAAAAAATAAAATAGAAAATTTCTAAATGTATAATATACGATGACGCCATTCACTATTATTTTAATTGTTTCTCTAATAGTTTTAATTTATATTTTGTATAAATATTTTATAGCCGACGTTAATACATTATCCAGTGTAAAAAACGGACAATCAATGACGACAATAAATGCTATTGATTTAGCAACAAATGGAACAAATGTACCGTCAAGTAATTTTGCATACTCTGTTTGGTTTTATGTAAATGATTGGAATTATAGATACGGGGAACCTAAAGTAATTTTTGGGAGAATGGGAACTCCGAGTGGCGCAGATGATGGTTCTATTCCAGGTGTTAGTGGAATTGATCCATGTCCAGCTGTTGTTTTAGGAGCAATTGAAAACAATTTAATTATTTCTTTGGGTTGCTATCCTGGAATTGATGAACAACCTTTAAATCCAAATTCTAAAACTATTATACATACATGTATGGTGTCTAATATACCTATTCAAAAGTGGGTTAATTTGACTATTAGTACATACGGTAGAACATTGGATGTTTATATTGATGGTAAATTAGTTAGAACATGCTTGTTACC